AAAAAACATACCTATTCTCTGTTTTTATGCCACATTCTCTGTTTCTCTGCTACTCTGGCCTTCATTCGCACTTCCCCATGGGCTCACGTCACACCCCTCTACCTCCCCTCTGGAGGCTCGAAGAACTACTTGCGTTATCGGACCAGTACCCAAGCGCCCTGGCGCACAGAACCGACCGTGGTAGGCGCAAGCAGGGGGATCAGGCGGGCCGTTTAAACCGCAGCAACTCTTTCTATCTGGTGAGCGTGGACAACCAGCGATACCTGGCACATCGCATTGTGTATCTCATGCGACACAAAAAACCAATTGAGGGGTACGACATCGTCCATGCAGACGACAACAAAACAAAAGACAATCGCCTGGAGCTAATTGCTGTCCCCGTTAGCAACCGTTTTTCCTGAGATGGCAAATTTCTACCGCAACATCAAACAATCCTTAGAGGACACTGGTTTCCGGTACGTTCCCAATATCGAGACGCTTAGTGACGCAGTTCTTAAAACGCATGGCTATTACAAAGGTTTTGTTTGTCCACACAACCATTACATCCGTGACTCAAAGACGCACTGGTGTTACTTTTGCGTCAAAAAAATCCTTTCTAACGTCTGTGGATTCGATGTCAACTATCTGAATTTGGAATACAAAATTAAATATGAAAAGCTTTGGTCCAAAGTTGAGATTAAAGATACGGATGATTGTTGGCCCTTGAGGAATGGGACTCGATACAGTCCCAAGCGGGTTTGCTTTCCTTCTTACCGCTCGTCTTATAGCCATCAAAAAGCTGAAAATGTGACTCCTCATAAGGCGATCTACCAATGCGCTTGGGGGGACATCGGTTCCATGGTTGTCACCAGACTTTGCGGCAACCCCTTGTGTTGCAATCCATTACATCTAATCTCAAGCTGGAATCGTCTCTTTCCACCCAATACTATTTCTCCTTTTGAAACACGGTTTGTAGCAGAAAAATTAATGGTGTATGGATCGAATAAAGACAACACAATCATTACTGAACGTAATTTCAAACAGACTATTAATCACCCTTTAGAGCATAAAGAAACGACGGAGTAAAATATTAAATAAAAATCAAAATGCGCGTATCTCAATCTCAAAGACAAAGAACGCATAAAGATCCACTTGTAGTTGGTACATTCTCTGAGCTTTCGTTTCGAACTTTAAAAGGTACGTTAGGCCCCAAAAACCAAGTCATTGGTAGCGCTGATACTCGCTATACATCCAATGGCGGTTTTGGTGGCGGAACTTATAATCACTGGTTTCAATTTAATATCCTTTCTCCCGGTTGGATTATTATTACCAAAGGTGGTCCAAGGCCACAATACATTCAAGTCTCTGCTTATGATCTAAACCTAATACCAATTCAAGAAAGAGCTATTTTTGATGAGGATAATGTTGTTACTGATCTTAATGGCGTAAAGACTTATCCCTATACAGGCACTGTTATGGGTGCAAGTTCGGATCTTTATAATAATTTTGAACCAAATCGTTTTGACAAAGGTAATAATGCTTATTTTCCTTTGGAGACCGGATCTTATCTTTTATGTATATCAACAACACGAAATGAGTTATTAGACTATGAAGTAGCTGTCACAATTGAATTCCCAACACAAATCTCTGATATTTTATTCGAAGATTATTCACTCATATTATATGAAGATCTGATAGAAAGCCATGTAATTGCGGATTTAAATGAAGAGTAAATACTAAAGACAAGCTTTACTGTTTAACATTTTTGCTTAAATGCTCATGAAATTTTTAAACTTTTTTAAAGTGTTTGTTGCTACAAAAACAAAACAACAAAGCCCTGCTTCTGCTTTTGCGCTATATTGCAAAAACAATCCAAGTGCAGCTGCTTGTAAAATTTATGACCTATAGATCCAAACGCAAAATCAAACGCTTTATTTTAAAAACTGATCAAGACCAATGGGTAGCCATTACAGCAAAACCTTGGGTTTATGTTAATAAAACTTGTGTTTGGCTTGTGGTATTGGGCGTTAGTAAATCAAGACGTCAGCTCAGTGATTGGTTTCACAATCGCAAAACAAAACGTGCTCGAAAATTAAAACACTCAATGTCTGGGCATTCAGGTACTAAGCCATTGACTTGGGGTTTTTCTAAATTAAAGGAACTTCAAGACCATATTTTTTGGTATGACGGGCTTTGGTTTTGGTTTGATGCTGTAAAAAAAGATAAACAACGTCGGGTTTATATGAAATGGTTTAAACGTAAAGGAGCTGAAAACTGGCAATACATAGAATCAGCTGACTCTTTTTATTACTTTAAAGATCCAGCGGTAGAATACAAAAAATACATGGAGCATTATGTCTCATCTTAACCAGTATCTTGAAGTTGCTCTTGCTATTCACGCTGCAGCTTCTGCTATTTGTGCTTTAACTCCTACTCCAAAAGATGATGCTGCTGTGCGCAAGCTTTATCGTCTGATTGAAATTTGCGCATTGGTTGTTGGTCGCGCAAAACAGCGCTGATTAATCAGGCAGTGCTTGAAACCAAAAACAGACACCACCTTCTTTTTCAACCCAATCTCTTGTTGCGTACGCTTCCGCTTTTGGAAGTGTTACGCATTTTTTTTCATTGTGAACTTCCCAGCAGATATTCACGCGTATCTGCGGTTCTTTGTATTTCTTCACCTTAGTAGTCCCAGCGTACTTTTGGTTTGCCTTCCCTGATGCCGACATGAACAAAACCTTTGGGCGCACCGTATCCTAGGCTGTACGGCCAGTTTTTGTCACACCATTCTTGCACCGTATAAATGCTGACGCCTTCAATATAAAAATCAATTGCCCCTTTGGATGGTGCACTGTATGTGTGCTCGCTATTTTTTGCGCCACCTACTTGAGTATTAATAGGCTCTGGACGAGAAGCACTAGTAATAATGATTGGTTTATTCCCAAACTGCTTTCTAACACGTTCTAAAAATAAACAAATTTCTTTTGCTGTATCACACTGATATTGTTTGGTAAAACGCCGTGCTTCTTTATTAAGTGTTAGTTCTCCATAGGTGATGTTAGGTGTTACCCGATAAGTAAACGGACTCCATGGCACAAAATTATTAACATGTGGATCTTTTGGATCTTCTTTTTCTCCAATATTTTGGAACTGTCGATCCATGATTTGAATTAATTTAGAGCTGTAATCTGGGTCTGTGGCGTATCCTTCAGCAATCAACAATCGTGCACATTCATTTCTGCTGGCAGCACGATTAACGCCTTTAAATTTTCCAAAGTCTTTATACCAACGCTCAACTAAATAAGTAACGCAAGTGTAAAGGTCAGGAAAATCAATAAAACCAGCCTTAATTGTGACCCATTTACCATTAATAAACTCTTGGGTATTAATGTTAGAGCCAGATCCTTTAAGCCCAAAAAAATTATTTTTACCTGATGTGTGTTTTCCCCAGCCTGATTCAAGCGCCCACTGTGCAGCAACACATTCAGGAAATTTTGCACCTGCTTTTTTACTTGCAGCAAAAATACCTTCCCATGTATTAGAAAAAGATTCTTGCGCAGGTTCGTGTTTTTCTTCACTGTTACGATAAAGAACAGCAAACTCATCTAGTTGAGATGCGGTCAACTGTTTTTGCAGCCACTCCCATGCTTTTTTTTGATGTGCAAATTCTTTGTAAAATTTAGCCGCATCAACAAGTTCTATTGTCATTTTTTTAAAACCTATTATTTTAACTTTAAAATGACTTGTGTTTTATGCGCTTTAATTTATATCCGGTTTAGTTGGCCATTGGATATTCCAAGGAAAACCTGCTTGGCTTGTAATGTTACGTAGATCTTCTCGATAGACGGCCCAGGCTGTTTTAGATTCTGTACTGAGTGGGCTATCTGGTAATTGAGTCCAGTCACAAGAAGCAAGGCATTGATTACGTTCTATACGTATATTTCTAGCTTGTTCGTTGTCTTTAGCAAAACAATAAGCTTCATATTGTTCAGCTGCTGTATGGGTAATCCCTTTTGCATCGACATAATCCTTAAAAACAGGACCAGCAATGTAACGGGTAAACCATTTTCCATCAATGTTAATAACACCGTCTCTTTGGCTGTATTGATACGGCGGGATCACGGTAGCTTGTGGACCTTCTAAAACAGGATCGTAACCAAAACTGTTGATAATACTAGACGTCAATACTTCTGGAAACGAAGTATTAGGGTTATTTAATCGGAATTGTTGATCAGTAATTACTGCACCAGTACTGCGATTTCGAAGTTCCATAATCAGGCAATTGCAAGATAAATAAAGTTGCCACCAAGTGCGTTAATGGCGGCAGGAGCAGTGGAGCTAATCTGGAAACCAGAGCTCAACGGATCTATATAATCAGTGCTGGTAACTTCTGTTGCTGTGGAATTAAGAAGTAAATAGGGGTCATTTCCACTGATGATTCCACGTGCTGTGTCCCAGATATACCAATCACCTGTTGAAGCAGGTTCTGTACGTTTAATCATGACAAAACGAGCGCCATTACTAAAGCCGCAATCAATATCTAAAGTAGCACCGGTTCCTGTGTAAGAGCCTACTTTAGAAACTCCGGGGCAAGAGGCAAATAAGTAAGCAACAAAAGTGTCTGTGCTACCATTAACGTCATTGTTTGTCCCCAAAGTAAACACTAATTCTGTTGGCGATGTATCGTTCCACATGGTATTGTCATCAACACTGCCTGCTGTTGTATTTAATACTAAGTAATCAGTATTGTCATTATTAGCGTAAACAACCCAACGATCTACTACGTTACGTTTTTTAATAAGCATTAATTCTGGAGTTACGCCAAGTCCATGATCTACTGTGCGGTTAACACCTGTTCCGGTATAACAAACAATATCAAAAAAACCAGGGGCACGGCAAAAATTCCAAGCAATAAAAGTAAATCCTGAAGAGTTGTATACACCATTTGCCGTAAACTGTCCTGTTAAAACAGTTTGTGTATTGTTAAATGAGACAGAAGCAGGTGAATAAAGCGTATTAAAATTACTTTCTTCTGATGTCGAGCTTTGATATAAAACTACGTCTTTTCCGCGAAGCTTATCAAATGATTGTTTATTTTGTGCACCATAATTTCTATCTGTAATCCAAGCCATATCAGCTGCAATATTAGTTGTTAAATTCTGTACTGTGCTGTTACTTGTGCTATTTCCTGTATAAGCAACAGGGGTAAAAACTCTTGTTGCGTCCAGGGGTTTTTTCATTGGGCCACGGCGAATAGCAATATAAATGTGCTTAGCGCTAGCAGGCCAAAACCCTGAGAAACTACAGCCAGTTGGATTTAATTTAATTGCCCCCGCTGAATAAGTGAACTCCTGATTATTAGATTCTGCGCTTAAATAAGCAAAACTAGTCTGAGAAAGTCCACGCATTGAATCGCAAAGCCACCAACTATTTATTCCGTCTGTTCTTTTAATCAGCAGCCACTGAGGTTCCCAGCCTAACGTAATAGTTGCATTACCGCTGCCGTCCGTTGTAAACGAGCCACAGCTCACCACATTGTCATTCCCGCTATCGCCAAACCCGCCAGCGTCGTGCGCAAAGAGGTAGGCAACGTAAGTGCCTCCATTGGCGTTAACATCAGCATCACTTCCCAATGAAAAAACAGAACTTGTTGGTGTAGTTGAGTTCCATGTTGCTGTCATAAATTGTTGAACTTGTCCGGTGCTATTTAGGTAAATAACTTCCGTATTGCTTAAAGATCTATGGTAAACAGCCCACCCAACATTTGATGCCGCATCTGTTCTCTTAACAATGATGCAACCTGGTACACTTTCAAGATTATGAGCAATAGTACGGTTATTTCCATCCCCTGTATAAGTCACCACATCAAAGAACTTCGGCTCTTTGCGGAAGGTCCAGGAGGCGACTGTGTTACCTGAACCGCTCAGGGAAGGGTTTCCAGTACCAAACGAAAAACCGTCAGAGTTCCAAGAAGTAATGTAATCATTATCACTAAACTCACCATTTAAAAGGTCGGTAGATAGTCTGTGGCTTGTTGGCATCCCGCTTTGGGGAGACCTGACGGTATCGTGCAGGTAATGAGAAATTGCCCCAGTAGTGAGATTCCTGTTTTTTCTCCAAACTAACCCACCTTTACCCGCTAGATCAATCCCATTCGTGATTGCCTGCGTGCTGCCGGTGCCGGTGTAGAGCCAAGTGCTGAAGACATCCTCAACGTAAACCTTCTCCGCACCGCCAGCAGCGCTCATTAACAATATTCTTGTATTATGATCCATCTCTACTTAGTTAGTGTAGTTAATTAAACTTGATCCACGCCAGCGAGCACCTCCATCGTCAGTAACAAACATAAATAAATGAGTTTTGTTAGTAGTTAAAGTTGGTGCAGTACTGTTTGGCCACTCTACCCCACTAAACCAAGTAACTGCACCTGATGTATGGGTCAATTCAAGAACCATTCCATAGCTTCTACCACTTGCTGGAACGCCGCTAACAGTGAATGTACTTGAAGTTGATATTGTTTTTGTAAAATAATTACCACTACTGCAGTTAATATTTAAAGCGGAAACAGCATTTACATTATTAACATAAGTACCACTAACGTCTAGACGTGTTCCTGTTGCTGGTGTTAATACACCAACTCCAATAACACCTGTTGTAAAAACACCGCTACTGAAAAGACCACTGGTACCTGTAACAGTACTTCCAGAAAGAGTAGCGCCTTCAATCCTGGTATTACCTGTGATGTAATTAAAGGTTCCATTTTCACCAAAGACGTTTTGGCCAGAAAGAGACGTAGTAAATAAACCACTAACGCCAGTAATGCGACTAAAAACGCCTGTTGCACCAGTAATAGTCGTGCCCGAAAGTTGTGTAGTAAAAACACCACTGACACTTGTAATTTGAGTGAAAGAACCTGTTGCACCGGTGATAGTTGTACCTGAAAGCTGCGTGGTAAAAACACCGGAAACGCCTGTAATACTGGTAAAACTACCTGTATTTCCTGTAATAAATACTCCGGAGATTCGATCTGTGAATCTTCCGCTTATTGCATTAATGTTGGCAAAAGAACCAGTATCACCAGTAACAAGAGCACCCGAAACGCGAGAAGTAAAAACACCGGAAACGCCAGTGATATCAGTAAAACGACTGGTATCTCCCGTAATAGTAGCGCCAGAGACTAAGTTAAAAATACCTGTAACAAAATTACCAGTCGTTGCATTAACAGTAGTGCCCGTAATTACTGCGCCACTTAAACTGGTAGTAAAAACACCGTTGACACCGGTAATGTTAGTAAAACTACCGGTATTTCCTGTAATAACCGCACCAGAAATACTGGTTAAACCATAAATATCGTTCCCGCTAAAGGTCGTAAAACTACCCGTTGCACCGGTAATTGTATTGCCTGAAAGCGTACCGCTAACTGTCAAGCCAGACGAAATTATTCCGCTTCCGCTAATAACAAGGTTTCCAGAAGCAATAATATTGCCAGTCGTACTGATTGTTGGAATTGCAAGGGTGTCAGTAAAAACACCCGTCAGTGCTTCAATCCGTTGGAATAAACCAGTTACACCTGTAATAGTTAAACCAGATAACGCAGAAGTAAAAACGCCTGTTACACCAGTGATTGACGTAAATCTTCCAGCATCTCCGCTAACAATTGCACCCGATATTGCATTTGTAAATACACCTGATACACCCGTAATTACTGTGGCGTTAACAGCTGTACCTGTAATTGCAGTGCCTGATAATTGTGTGGTAAAAGTACCAACAGAACCTGTAATGTTTGTAAAAGAACCGGTCGCGCCAGTAATTGTAGTACCTGATACTTGTGTTGTAAAAACTCCTGAGGCTCCGGTTAGTGTTGCAAATAAACCAGTAGAACCAGTAATTGTTAAACCAGATAGCCTCGTAGTAAAAGTCCCGCTAACTCCAGTAATATTGGCGCCAAGAACGGTACTGCCTGTAATAGTCGCGCCTGATAAACGAGTTGTAAATACGCCGCTAACGCCAGTAATATTACTAAATCTTCCAGTATCTCCCGTAATAACAACTCCTGAAAGCTGTGTAGTGAAGACACCGCTGACGCCAGTAATATTGGCACCGCTTAAGCTGGGAAAAATACCAGTCGCACTATTGACTGTTTGTCCGGTCAGTGTTCCAAACTGTCCCGTTGCTCCGGTAATTGTTGACCCGCTAACACGAGTAAAATTACCTGTGGTGACAGTTGCTGTGCTTGTGATTAAATTGGTTACGTTACCAGTAACAGCATTGATATTAGTGCCTTGAAAAGTAGACCCTGTAAAAGTAACGCCACTTGTGGTTCCATTGAGTACAGATCCACTGTTGACTGTTAAATATGCAAATGTTCCTGTTCCAGGGATTGTAATTGTGTTTGCAGTAAAGCCGCTGTTTACAGTAAAGTTACCTTCAACAGTAAGATCACCAGACAAAGAGCCGCCTGTGACCTGTAAATAGTAATTATTTAAATATTGTTTAGTTCCAGAAAATGTAAATTTTTTATTCTTTAATCCGGGGTCAACTTCTCCAACATCAACAACCATCAAAAGATCTTCGTCGTTAATTTGCGACGAAGAAATTGCGGGTAGTTCAGATATTCTCCTGTTAGCCACCTATTAAAACACAATTCCTATAACTTAAATTATAGGAGATCTGTGTTTATTACTTTACTTTGACTTCAATTTGTGGTAGCTTATCTGCCACAAATTTAATAGCGTTGGGAATGCCATAAACAATTCCACAAGAAATAGCAAATACAACAATAAGCTCTGCGACCGTTAAATTCCGGCGCAAATAAATAACACGTGGCTGCTCCACAGGAGGCGATGGTTGGGTGAATCCTGTTGGCGCTGCCTTGCTTGCCAGGAACTGTTGGATTGCAAGTTCACGAGCCTTGGCCTTCATTGCTTCCACGTCTGGATAAGCAGGCGACACGGCATTTGGCGTCTCCTGCTCTAGCTGAGGAATGGGCGGCTGGCTCATGGGCACTTCGTTTTCCATTGTCTAGCAAAAACTTTGTTTATACATTAGCATTTCTGAAAAAGAAACGCATCAATGGCAACGTTTGGAATTAGAAAAGGACTAGAAGATGTTGCGCATGAACTAAAAGGTATCCGCAATATCCTTGCTTCTATGTGGCATAGCCGTTACCAAAATGATGAAACGGATTTGTTAAATCCGGAAGCATTTGCAGATGAGTATATCTCAACAGAAGAGTGTGCCAGGCGTCTTGGGGTGTCTGATCAAACCTTGCGCAACTGGATCAGCCTTGGTAGGCATAATGCTCAAAAAGGATGGGTTGAAGGCATTCATTATGTCAACATCAATCCTGATCCAGGGAAGAAAGGAGTCATTCGCATCCCGTGGAATCATTTGATCCAGTCATTTGCAAAAAATAAAAAGCCGGAAATTTCTGATTTTTACAAAGGTCCAATGTACAAAAGTGCAAACGGGAATAATCAATAATGGGACACCGCTTTAAAGGCATTGACATCCATGCCGTCACTCTTGAAAATTACTCAGAGCTTTTGCCTCTTTCACTGTCTGAACAGGTAAAAGATTTCTTGCCGCCCGTTGGTTCGTTTGATAGCGGATGTCTGGTTCGTTATTTAGAAAACATAAAAAACTATGAAGAAGAGGACGAAAATTCCAGTATGACATTAGCCAATCGATTACGTTTAGCGTTTAAAGACCTAAGTCCTGATACAATTTGTGGGAAATTCCCTTTAGCAGAACTGCCCCTCAAAAGACGTTTGCGTTGCGTTGCAGAATACTTAATTCGCTCTGGAGAATTCGACAAGCTTAAAGACGAACGCGGTAAGCTCATTAAAAAACGCGGCAATCTTGGTAAGATGGTGGTTATCTACCAACCTCTGCCTAAACTGCTGGAATCGTTAACACGTCAAGGATTAATCGAAAAATGAATCGACGCGAAAAACTTATTGCTTCCGTGATTGGTCCAGAAATGGACAAGACAAGTGCCAGGATGCTCTCAGCCACGCTCAAACTCATTCTTGGTGATATGGGCCAGCACTACTGCAAGATGTGGGAAGCAGAAGGTCCTGGTGTCATGGTGTTTCAACCAGAAGATAAAGAGCGTTCAATGTTCTTCTGGACTTTGGAAGAGATTCACTCAGCACAAGAAAAATGTGAAGAGCAAAATAGTGGAGATTTAGCGGAAACTTTCAGACGCATTTTGGAGGCAGCACAGAAAATTGATCCTACAGAAAAAGCTGGATACGTCATTAATGACCAGAATGGAATCCGTTATTTAGAAATTGATTACAACAAGACAACAGAACAAAAATGAGTATCACAGCCCCTGGGTACAAAAAAGAAGATCTTGAATTAATTACTAATTACGATCTGGTATCTGCAGCACATGCTCTTCTTGATGGCATCCAACTTGATGTTGCAAGTTCGATTACGGCAAATTCATTTGTAGAAGCAGAACATTTTTATACTCCGCTTCAAGATGGGCTAAATTCTCAACAGTGGTTTGGTCGTGTCTATCTGTTTCCTCCCAGTGGGGCTTACTTTTGGGAGGCAAAGAACCAGCGGTGGAAGATGACCAGGGCAACATCTAAGACCTTGCGTTCATCTCACGCTGTTTGGTTTGAAAAACTTTACAAATCCTGGCTCGCTGGAGAAATTGAGCAGGGTTTGTACTTTTCAAATTGCCCGGACATGTTCCGCTACGACCAGCGGATCTTTGATTTCCCGATCTGTATCCTAAAAACGGCACCTACTTTAAAGAAAAACACTAGCAATGGGGTGTCAAGTCATAAAACTTGTACATCATTTTTAGTTTATCTGCAGCCCCAGGATCGTGTCGCCTCTGCCACAGAACGGTTCATCGACATCTACTCGGAAAAGGGTCGCATTCTCACCTGAATTCTGTATAGTGATATCGATTGAGTCATGTTATGAGCGTATTAGCTGACTGGGAAATCCGAGAACTGGCCGAAAAAGAAGGGATGATTGAACCCTTTGTGGATCATTTGATCAGCAAAGAAAACGGTCGGAAACTTCTCAGCTATGGTCTCAGCTCATACGGCTACGACATCAGGCTTTCTCCAGAGCAATGTCTGATTTTTGGCAAAGTCCAAGCGGGGGATTGCGATCCAAAAAACTTTGATCCTGACATTTTAAAACCTGCAGATCTCCTGGAAGACGAACGAGGACAATACTTCTTGCTACCTCCTTATGGATACTGCCTGGGCGTTGCACAAGAACGTCTTAAACTCCCTGGTGATGTAACTGTCGTTGCTGTTGGCAAATCAACGTATGCACGTTCAGGAATCCTGGTCAATATCACGCCAGCCGAAAGTGGCTGGGAAGGTTACCTGACGCTTGAGATCAGTAACTGCACCGGGCTTTTTAATCGCATCTACGCCAATGAAGGCATTACCCAGCTGCTGTTCTATCGTGGCAACCCCTGCGAAGTGACGTACCAAGACCGCAAGGGCAAGTATCAAAACCAAAAAAGAGAAGTTGTTTTTTCCCGTGCTTAACCAAACGGCTTGCCAAATTGACCTTGTGGTTTATTGGCGTAATTAGTTCCGCCTCCCCGACCAAAGCGCTCGCCTAGGTTGGGGATAACAGTACCTCCCATATCAAGAGAACTACGTGGCGTTTTTCCTTTGATTTGTGGGTCTGCAATATCAGAACGTTGTTTATATGCTGCAGCACTTTTTGCTGCTTTCGTAAAACGAGCAACACGTTCTTGTTGATTATTTAAGGAAGAAGCAACTTCTCTTTCTTCTGGATCTAGACGACGCAAGTCTGTGTCGTACGCCTGTTCTGGACGTAAATCCGATACCTCAGCACCAGAGGTACCACCGGACCTTTGTCCTGTTTCGTATAAAGGACTGTATATACTTGCCATGATAATATTGTAAATGAGATAACCTTATGTCTATATCAATGCATACCGCAGCCGGTTTCTTAGATAGCTTTGTACAAGACGAATTGAAATGCCGTTGTTTAACGGAAGAAAGCTTTGGCGCGCCTCTCGATAATGAAGAAAATGATGTACCCTTATATGATATGTACAACCGAGGGTTGACTTTATGCGAGCAAGGGCTGGAGCGGAATCCATTGAATCTCGAGGGGCAACGTCCTGGAACGACTGGTTTGATCCCATCGATGGAGGAAGGCTTGGCAATGGGGGCATCACCAAGACCCCGGACCCTAGTCCTGGAACTGGAGGAACCGGAAGAGGAGGAGAAGATTCTGTCAGCCAAGCGCCGGGGCTTGATGCGTTAATGGAATGCAAGGATGGTGTGTGCCCTGTGCCTTGGGCAGTCAAAGAAGAAACTCCTGTCGTTGTTCCAGATGCCGTTAACCATCCACCTCATTACACTGACGGTGGTGGAATTGAGTGCATTGAAGCCATTGAGGCAGCTTTAACCAACGAAGAATATCGTGGTTACCTGAAAGGCAACATTACTAAATATATTTGGCGTGAGAAGCATAAAGGCGGAACCGAATCATTGAAAAAAGCACAGTGGTACTTAGATCGCCTCATTCAACTTGACGAAGCTCAAAACGGCTGAAGCTCGTCATCATCGTCATCCTCGTCGTCGTATGCAAATGCGGCGGCGAGTTCTACTAATTCGAGGTCGGTTGGAATATCAAAATCAATTGAAATATTCTCATCCGCCAAAATGTCCTTGATTGCAAACCATTCCATCAATCGCTGGTGGTAAAGGTTAAGAAGTGCGGCGTACAACTGATCCCAAGTCATCTCCTGAGCTTCCAGCTCAGCCCTCCGCATGGAGAACTGAAGCTCAAGAGGAAGCTCAAACTGCCGCGATTCCACTGATTTTTCCATGGCACTCACGATTTTTATTAGTTTATTCTACGACCAAGCATTAATCAATCCGTCCTGCTCCAGGAGGTCATCAATCCAGCCGGAACGCTTTTGGTTAAAAGAATTCGCAAAAGCTGTAAGAACATAAGGATTGATCAGCGTTTCCAGTTCTTTAATGGCATCAATTTCTTGCTGAGATCCAGTGTAATTTCTAAATGCTCTTAACAGGATGTTAGGAGAACACTCTTGAATTGGATTGATGTCAAAAAGAAAAAGATTAATTTCTTCTTTGCGCCGGTTCAAAAGGCTCCCTGTTGCTTTGCCATCATGATCAAAGATCCATTGCAGCATGCAATTAACAACTTCTGACCACTCTTCATTTTCAATGTCATCTAAAATTTCGCTGTAACGAAAAGGCTCCCATCCAATTGAATGAATAAAAGATAAAAGTGCTTGATTCATATAGTAGTCAAGTTTTATGTTTTCTTTTTCCAGGAGACCATCAATGATTTCCAATTCATGGATCAAATAATCTAGAGCCTTGTGTTCTGTGCAGCAATGTCCTTTTAAAACAGGGCTGCCATCTGGATAATACTGACTTCCAAAACCAAAAGTAAAAGGCGCACCTCCGGTCAAAGGATCGGGGTACGCCTTTTCATTAAAGCCTTCGTACTTACAAATAAGCTCGATTGCAAGACGATGATCATTCATGGAGATATTTAACAATATCTCCAATCATACATAAATTATTTGCCTTGACCACGAGACAATTTACGTCCGTGATTTGCTTTGGAGTGTTTTCCATCGCCTTGTCTTGTCATCTTAGGCTTGGACTCAATTTTGATGGATGCGCTGGATTTAGGTTTTGCCATGGTTACCAGTTGTAGTTACACGCCCACCAGCCGGGAGTCAGTTTGTCCTTCTTCTCGGAGCAGTTGTGGCGTGCTTTAAAGTTAGCACGTCTTCCCTCGTCTTTGTGTTGTAGATAATCTTCGTAACCCCTGGCTCCAAAACGGACAATTTTTTCTTGGCCTCCTTGGCACGCTTTTACAACGTACTTGTGTTTGTCTCCTTTTGGAGCACGTTGAGGTTTATTGCATTTCATATTCTCTTTTTTGTAACGATTAGCAGCAGAGGCCGCTTTTTTTCTTTGATCAGACATCAACTAAATCCTTTAAACATAGAAGTAAAATCTTTCAGGAAAGAAGTAGCAGCCTCGCTTTTTTGTGGCACGTCCTCTTCTTCTTCTTCATCTCCAAATATTTTAAAGTAAGAAGATCTTTGTACTGTTTCTTCTTCTTCTTCGTCTGCGGATCCTGCAGAGCCTAATGTCTCATCTTCTCCAAACAAACTACTAACACTTGTAAATGCTTGAAATGGGTTTTCCATATCACCAAATGCAAATTCCAAGCCTTTAGTTGAGCTAGCCTTGCTGACTAATTCTTGCTCAGTTCTATCTACATCTGGTAAAAAGTCTGAATAAAATTCGTCTTCTGTGCCGTTGTATCCAGCATTTTTAAATACATTGTATAAGACAGTTGTTTCTCCTTGTTCTTCTTTTACATCAGTAGGTCTTTCAATATAACTAGCGCCAAGTGTTTTTTGATTCAGTTCTTCGTCTTTTTCATTTAGATATTTGATGCTTTCTCTAATTTGCTTTGCTTCTTCTGTTCTTAATTGATCAACTAAATACCCTTTAACTTGTTCGACCGTTGCATCGCTTCCTTCTAAACCAATTGATTTTAATACCTGCTCCCATTCAGCTTTATTTTTTTCTGGGTCAACAGAACCTAAAACTGCATCAGCAAACTCTTCTGGTGTCACAAACTGCATAAAACCGGCGCCGCCATAAAATTGCTTTCTTGCAGCAAGATCAGCGCCAAAGTTTTTAATCTTTTGCTCCAGTTCTGCGTAAGGCAAAATATCTTCGGCCGGATCCAGAAGTACTGACTTTCCTGTACTGTCTTTTACCATGCCCGTGCTTCCTTTTACCTGGTAATGAAGCTTGGCAAAAACTACTGGATCTGTTTTGTATGTTTTTTCAAAACCATAACGATAAGCTTCATTTGCCCAATTAATTCCATCACTACCTACTTGATCTGTTTTAGCTAATTGGAAGTCTTGAGCAAAAATATTTTTTTGTAGTTGATAATTTTCTAGCTGTTTTGCTCCTACTTCTTTTGTTTTGTTTGTTATTGGATCCATGTAAAATTGCGCATCAAAATTCTTTGTCACCTTTTCAGAAGCCTGGACTAAATCCAAGAAAGTTTTTGTGCGTAAGTCAGCAATTTGCTTAAGTTTATTAATAGTTGTTTGTGATTGAAATACGTTTTGTTCTTCTTCTTTTACATCCAAATAACTAATGAATTCATCCATAGACTTAGACTGATCAAAACGAGGCTTAATAAAATCTTTAATAAAACTGTTAACAAACTCTTTCTTAGAGTCTCTATCCATATTGAACATAATTTTTCTAAAGTCATCAATATTATTTACGTCTAAAACGCGTCCATTTTCTTTGTATTTTTCAGCTACTTCCAAATAAACAGGTTTACCAATTGATGGATCTTTTGTATATGCCTCTATTTCTTCTTTTGCTGATGCCTGTAAACGTTTTAATTCATCTTCACCATACGTGCGCGTTTCTAGTTCATAGTTTTCATACCGCTTCATCAATGTTTCATCAAACCATTTTTGCCAATTATAAACAGTTGTATTTGAACTCATTCCTGTAATTTTTTCTAGTTCTTTTTCAATTCCTTGTTGATATTCTTTTCCTTTTCCTGCCAGGCTTAACATGCCGCCGATCCCCGTATCACCGATAATGGAATTGGCCAGGTTTGAATTTATTTCCATAAGTTCGCTATAGCCTGGCAAACCAGACATTAACGTAAGATTAGCTTCTTTCTGTTTAACTTTTTTTAATTCATCTATGCTTGTTTTTAATAAATCTTGCGTTAAAGCACCTAATTGTTTTTCTTTTTGTATATCAGTTGTACCAATGTTTTCTGCTAGTGTTTTTTCTAAAATTGTATTAATTTCCTCTTGGTTAATTAGATTTCCTTTCTCATCGTATTGAGGCGCGGCTAATACAATCTTTTGTTTTCCAGAGGTATCTGTTGTAATACCTAAAACTTCATCACGATACTTTTGTTTTTCAAAGTCAGTTAATGTTTCTCTGTATTTAGTTGCTGCCATCTCCGATTCTGAAATCGGATCACTAGCTCTGAGTTTTAAAAACCTACCTCTGGTGGTGTAGTCCTGGTGAAGATATGTATCTTGGTTGTAGCGCATTGTAATATCAATGTCATCATTGGCAACCGCAGTATTGTATTCGTTAATTGCTCTTTGTACTTCTGCAGGATTGTATTTAATGTATGCATTTAAATCAAACTTTCCGGCAGGATCTTTTGCACCTAAGCTTGGATCCCATGCTTGTACTTTTGTGCTTCCATAAAAACTTTTAAAAGTATCCCTTGCCTGGTTCAATAAAGTCTGATCATACCCACCAGGTAAAAGACCTTGTCCAATAAGATTTTGTATCTCTGCCATTGGGATAGCATCTCTACTTCTTAAATACGTTCCTCCTTGAGCATTTTGTGAATATGCAACAAACTGTTGGCTCCAGCGTTCAAGTCCCTCAGATAATCTGTTGCGTTTTTCAATTTCTTTATTCACATTATCTGCATTTGTTTGTCTATATTTTTCTTGTTCAGTATTGTATGCTGTTGCAGTTTGAGCACGTCGCGCAGCTTGTTGATTATTGTAATCAGCTGCCGCCTGTCTTCTTTGTTGTTGAACTGTCGATAAATCACCTTGTAATGGCAAGTTTCTATTTTCGTTTTTTCCGTACACAGCCCAATGCCATTCACCCCACTGCACACGACTAACACCTTGAGGTTTAATTGTTTTTTGCCAATAGTCTTCTAAGTCGGAATTATTTAATACATAAGATTTATAGTCAGGGGCCGGATCTGGATATTGGCTTAAAAAGTCATTTTCAGTTTTATCTGGATACGTATCTATATAATCTTTTTCTGTTCGGAAAGGAAAAGTTTTTTCAAAGCTTGTTGAAGTTGCATATGGTTCGCGATCAAAACGATATACTTTCCAACCAGAGGTAGGACTCCATGTGGCCATTTATTAACACTCCTTAAAAATAAAAACAGATTCCTGTTTAATCCAGTCTTCAATCCTATCAAGAGTTTCGATAGAAAAGAAGTTTTGTTTTTTGAACCAGGTTCGCATATCTTCAGAACCTTTATGTGCATTGCAACGACGGCAACAAGGAATTAAATTGTGACGATTAGAAGATCCTGATTTAAATCTTGGGATAATATGATCAAGACTTGTAGCCGATTCACCGCAATATCCACACTTATAATCCCATGCTTGATATATACTTTCTCTGAATCTCTTCTTGGCAAGTTTTGGTGTTAATTCAACCAGCAGGGCGAGGGGCTCGTGCTCGTTGCAAAACATGTATTTAATTGCCGTTAATTTATTTTAATTTCCCCACACACTTTCTCTGCATAAACACAAAGATAAAATTTTACTTAAGTCCGCCCACACCCTCTTGACTCAAGGTAATGTATATGAGTAACCACTGCCTCCCCAATGGCTAAACACCCCGGTTGGGTCTCAGCTCAGCAAGTAGAAGAACTCCTGGGCATTGACAAAAAGACCCTCTTCAAGTACCGCGATGACGGCACCCTGAAGCTTGGGCCGCACTTTGCAGCGTTTGCTGAAACCCGCTCCAGGGACAGCTATCGCTGGAATGTAAAGGCAGTCAGGTCACACCTGCAAAAGCAGGGTATGCTGGCTTCAGCTGCTTAGATTGCCTATAGTGATTTTTGCGGATTTTATGAGCAAGGACTAAGTCAGTAATGTTGAGTTCAACATTCTGAAAAGTCATTGCTTCATAAAGGGATGAGAAAAGGGACGACGAGCAGCTCTGCAAATTGCGGGGCTGTTTTTCTTTTAAATCAAACAAATAAGCCCATTGTGGATGAAAGGGCCGTACAAGCCGTTTTTTATTGGATACAGAAATAGACATTTCTGGACCCCAAGTAAAATCAGACAGCTCTTCTGGTTTTAGACCGTAAGTAGCAACCATAGCATAAAGCCAGGCAATGTCTTTAGTTTTTCTGCTTGATGCAAGGCGGAAATACTCATCCACAATCCGCTGATCCAGGGGCGGTTGGTGAGTCATAGTTGGTATGAGCTATGTATCCGCACCATACTGAACGGTGGGGTTAGATCGCAAGGGATAAAAAAATCCTTAATAAGTCTCGCGAGACTTATTACAAGTATACAGTATTAATTAAGGTTTGTAAGGATTTCCGTTTTTATCAAACATTGTAAAATTCTGAATTTCAATGCGATCCGTTGCAAAGTTAAATAAACGTTGAAGCATTGGAAACATTACAGATGACTGACAATTGTATGGAGGGACATCCATTTTTGATAGCGCATTTTTTGTGTGGTTAAAATCACTTCTGTTTTGTTTTTCTTTTTCTGATTTAGCAACAAGGTTTTGCTCCCATGCAGCCATGCTTCCAATACCTACTGGAAAATCAGAAGGTTCTGGAGGAAAAACTTGATCCTCAAATTTAAGAGCATAAATATGTTTACAGTATCGAAGCTCATCTAGCAAAGGTTGCCATATATCATCAACTGCTGTGATTGTAATCTGCTCAACGGCATCTTTATCTGTTATTTGCGTGACCGATGAGTAATCGTTATAACCAGGCATGCCTTCAGGCACAGAGCCTTCAATTGAGATGTTAGATGTGCTTCTCTTATATGTTGCACCAAAGTCTCTGTAGACTCCTGGATTATCTCTCGTTGAACGTAATTCGATCACAGCATTATCCGTGACCTGATAATCAAGTTCAAATCCTTCGGGTGAAATTACTTCTAAAGATCTATTTTGATCTGATTTTGTCATCACGCTATTGTCAAGAATACCGTCTCTTTTTGTTAAATCAAAACGACCTGGCTTAATACTTGAGAGCCCTGAGCGTGGAAAGCGTTTTTTACTACTTTCACTAGCGGAAGATAAAAAAGCGTAATCACGTCGAGTAAAATCCTGACAAGTACAGCTATACCTTGAACCAGTAATTAAATAGCGACCGGGAGTAAAACCTACAGGCGAAGGGGTAACAAAGACAGCATCCGGAGTTACATGTACAGATCCAGCTTTTTTAAAAGTTAAGATACCGGTTTCTTGATTAATTGCTACAACAACGGCTTGAACGTAACCGTAACGTTTTTGTGTTGCAGGATCAATCGTATCTTTATCAATAATCTCTCCATTTACAACAATAACGCGGTCTTCAAATATTTCTGTATTTGCTGGTTTTAACCCATCAGGTTCCCCTGGAACAGAAATGTAGAAAGGAGCAGGAAGCGGATTGGCGTTACTCCAGGAGCCAGCTAGTTTTACATACCAATAATTCGTATCTTCTGATACTGATTCAATAAAAAGTTTTTGAGTACTAACTGGATCTGTTAATTTATCGCAACGCACAGAGCCAGCATATCTCCATATTGCCCAGTGCATCCCAAATTCTTTGCTTGTTGTTGGATAACCAACAAAAGCACCTTCCAGTACAGGAGGGGGGTTACCACTTGTTGTGGCATTAGGAATCTCGTAACGAAACCTATAATTGTAATTATTATCATATGTTGTTGCTGTAGCAAGCTCATAACCTCTTCTCCAGCGAGACCATGCAGATTCTCTGTTTACAGCATACAAAGAACCCTGGACTGAACCTTTGGAAAATTCAGTCCTTATTGGTTTGACTTGACGGGGGTCAAAACTAGCTCCGTGAACAAAATCACCAAAAGAGTTACCACTCTTTTTTGGCATGATTAGAAGAATCCACCCTGAGCAATAACGTGTGCACCTGGGATATAACCGGAAATATTTGCACCATCTGGAAACACGCCGACATAAATACGATCGCCTCGTTCCAAATAAACCCCTTTGTTACGTAACGGTGCGGTCGATCCAAGACCATTAGTATTCCCTGCTTGAACAACAGGAGTTGCAAGTTGGGGCATCACATCTGAACAGTCCACTACACCGCTATTGGCCGGAACTGTTTTCGCAAAAAGAATACGGTAATCACCAGAACCCGGAATAGGTGTGGTCGTGCCACGCGTCTGATAAAACACAAAGGTAACAGCAGGTTGCGTACCGTAAGCTACACCGTTGTAAGTAAAGCCGCTAGATGTACCACCTGAATAAACTAAAGATGTATTAACACCTGTAAGTGTTGTAGCACCGGTATAAGTGTAATAACCGTAGCCACTCATTGCTGGGGTTCCTAAGACCCCAGTGGCAGCAACAAACACAATCTGACCACTGACAAGAGATATAACAGTGCCAGAAGTCGACGCATTAACTGTGTAATCCGGGGCGCGGTAAAAGTCATTACGTGCAATTGTAATCGAGTCAACAACGCCACCATTATTATTGTCGTCGCCTAACTCTGCATCCATATCAACCAGGATGGAAGGTGCTTGTCCACCCTGGACGAACAAGGTATTAGAGGTAGCGCTACCGACCGTCTGCGTTGTAACTCGAACAGAGTCAAATAACGGGCGATCAACCAATAGGGGTTGCTTGTTTGTAGATGTCGAGCTCAAGATAGACTAAACTCCCTGCCTCTGGTATATTGACGGGAGTCCCCAAAAAACTTCCTTTATTCTAATGGCCCAAACTATTTTTGTTTGTCATAATTGCTTTAATACTTTTGAACGCACTGGAAATGCAGGTGCAATTTGTAGGTCAAAACTTAAAAAAAGAGGCTATGTATTTTGTTCAAAAAATTGTGGTTCATTTAAACATGGTGGCTACAAAAACAAAACCCCTGAATATAGCTCTTGGTGCGCAATGAAAAGTAGGTGCAATAATCCCTCTCACGAATCGTATGCTCGTTACGGCGGCCGTGGAATAACCTATGATTCTTCTTGGGAAGACTTTACGGTGTTTCTGGCAGATATGGGCAAAAAACCAGATTCCAAAATGGAATTAGAAAGAAT